CCTCACAGGAAGTGAGCGAATAACTGTATCTCAATAAGGACATTATGAATTATGGAATTATCAAACGAACGCAAGTTTCGTGAAATCGAGACAAAAATTCTCAAAGGGATTCATTCAACCGGCGCACGTGAAATTGCGCACAGAACAGGCATACACGAATCTCAAATCTCCCGGTGGCAGTCGCCACAACACAAAGAAAATCTCAGCTTCATACAGCGCTGCGCTCGTTTACTGGCGGCAATTGAATATGAGGGCGGGGAAGACATGGTTGTGTTGCAGGGTGATGAGGCAAGGGCACTGATTCAGATGCTCGGGCATATCAGAACACCAAAAAGAAAAGCCCCGGCGGTAACCGAGGCTAAGAGTCAAATCAATTTAGTACTTGATGAGGACTAATTATACATGAAAGTAATTACGAAACAAAGATATGGAGGTCGCTATGAATCTTGATGAACTGACATTCCATAAACAGATAATTGAACATGCAACCATGCCCGAAGGTTTTCGTTTATCTGGATGGGTGTACGTTCTGAGCAATGAGTTTATGCCAGGCATTTACAAGGTCGGCATGACCACTATCTCGCCAGAGATAAGAGCCAAGGAACTATCTTCTGCTACCGGTGTTCCGGCGAAATTTAAAATCGAAGAAAGCTATTACTCAGCTGACCCACTTGGCGATGAAAAGCTGATTCACCAACATCTTGCTGATTGTAGGGTGAATGAAAGTAGAGAGTTTTTCAGTGGCGATCTGGAAAGGATTCTATCTGTTTGCAATGACATAACTGAATTTAGCACTTCTGCACCGGTAGAAGAGATCGCAGACCATTACGACATCATTAGCACAGAGAAGCTTGGAAAGCTAAATATCGGAGATCTCTTTGACTCTCTTGGCATTCAGGTCTTTGGGTGTCGATTGGCCGCGGCAGAGAGGCTAATCAGGATTGCTCATCAGTTTTTAATTGAAAGTAACAGAAAAAGTAGTCGGTCTCTTTTTTTACAGGATGGAACGGCTTACGTCATCAGAAGCCAGGTAGATCAGATGTATGAAAAATACCTTGAAGAAACCAACGGGAAAGGCAGGCCAGCAGAGCCAGCCACCGAGGACACAGGAGTACCATTTTAATGGCCAGAGCAAGAAATATTAAGCCCGGGTTTTTCACTAATGATGACCTGGCCGAGTGCGACCCATACGCCCGTATTTTGTTTGTCGGGCTGTGGACAATCGCAGACCGTGAAGGTCGCATGGAAGACAAGCCACGCAAGATTAAGGCAATGGTTCTTCCTTATGACGAGGTGGACTGTGACAAATTACTGGCACAGTTGCATGGTAAAAACTTCATCACCCGGTATTCAGTGGACGGAAATGATTTTATCCAGGTGAATAACTGGAAGAAGCATCAGAATCCTCATGTTAAAGAAGCGGTCAGTGAAATACCTGAACAGTTATCGCAAGATGCTGATAATAAAGGAGCACCAGAAAAGCACAGTACTTGTATGGTGCAAGAACAGGAAGAGCACACAACAATCCCGGCTGATTCCCTTAACCTGATTCCTGATTCCCTTAACCCTATAAACACCCAAGCCGAAAAACCGGCTTGCCCTGATGAGCAAAAAAATAACCTGGCAAGTATTCACCAGATGTCGAGCAAGTATGCATTCGAGGGAGAAGTTATCCGCCTGAACCACAAAGACTTCGCTGAGTGGAGCGGGCTGTATTCGAATATCGACCTGGAGCATGAGCTGAAACGGCTGGACATGGAATTTCGGTCTGAAAAGCCAAAAAACTGGTTTATCACTGCAAGCCAGAAACTCAACTACCAGAACAAAAACTCAGCGCCTGCCCGTCGCCGTGTCGGTGATCGCATTGTGCAGCCATCGAGAGCGAGTGAGTTCATACCGGAGGACTTCTGATGGCAACAGCAGCGCAGACTCTGGCGCGGTTTAACCGCATGAAGCCTGAGCATATCAAGCCAAAATTCACGAATGCCGCTGAGCTGATGGCGTGGCAGCGTGAGCAGGGCGCTATCGATGCGAAACGGATCGCCGATGAAAACCGCGTTACCCGTCTCAATAAAATCATGGGGCGCTCCGGTATCAGCCCGTTACACCAGGAATGCACGTTTGAGAACTACCAGGCGACAACGCCGGAACAACAGCGGGCGCTCAGTAAATCACAGCAGTACGCAGCTGAGTTTGGTAAATCATTTGGCGGGTTTATTTTCAGTGGCAACCCCGGCACCGGTAAAAACCATCTGGCAGCGGCTATCGGCAACCAGATAATCCGGAACGGGAAAAGCATTCTGATCGCCACTCTGCCAGACCTGATGATGCGTGTCCGTGAGACATACCAGAAGGGGGCAAAAACTACGGAGTCGCAGCTGATCAACGACCTGTGCGAAGTGGATTTACTGGTGCTGGATGATGTCGGCGTACAGCGTAATAACCTGAACGAAGAGCTGATTATCTTCCAGGTGGTAGACCGCCGGTTATCGAACAAAAAGCCGGTGGGGGTGCTGACCAATCTCAATTTTGACGAACTGGCGAAAGCATTGGGTGATCGGGTTATTGACCGCCTGAGAATGGGATCGCCGACCGTTATCAATTTCACCTGGGAAAGCTTCCGCAGACAGGTTAAGTAGCGTCATAACCCAAGACAGAAGGACTTTTGATATGAGCATTTTATTTCACAAAGATTACGATTACGAAGAGTTCAACACCAACTTTAACAATTTCAACCTGTTGCTTGATAAGCAGCAGCCAAGAGAAATAAAGTTATTCCACAGCGATAAGCCTGTAAAAAGCAAAACACTCCACCTTGACCGGAAATTATATCGGTGCTTTCCAAGAGGTAAGGCTTACCTGTGTATGTCGAACCGTGAATGTTTAATCCGATTTACAGAGGATCGCTGATTATGGAACCAACGGAGTTTGAAAAGTGGTGCGCGGGTGAGCTTGGGCACACATTCGGGTACATCGTGAACAAACGGAGAAAAGATTTTTTCGGCATCACTGGATACAACCTGAGTGAGATTGAAATCAGATACCGCGCCTACATGGCCGGAGTTCGCAGCAGACTGCCGTACCAGACACAACCACCGGAGGAGTGATGAAGTATTTCAAACAATATCCGGTAACTCTCAGACACTTTCTTGACAGACCAGCGTATGCGGCAGCGGCGGGGTATGACTTCAATTTCTTCGACTGCATGGCGTTTACGGCGCATAAATATGTCGAATGCATGAAGAGTTACAATTGGTTTTTCTGGCTGGATACTGAAATCAGAGAGCTGCCATTCACTGCTATCACATTGTTCACCATGATTTTCATTGCAGTGACAACTCCGTTTATTTATCCGGTTTATGGTGTGGCTACATACGTTATGTGCAGGAGAGCGGGCAAAGTGAAGCACACCGAAATTATCGACAGGAACATTACCGGCTGGTTAATGAGGTTCAAATGACAGAGAAAACACAGGAGGTAATGTGGAAAACTTCTGCCTGCATGAATCCAACAAAAAACTGTTTTACGAGCAACTGAAATCACTACTGAGCACCCATCAGAAGTTAAGTATCACCGCAAAACCCTACCGCCCGAAACGAAGCCTTTCACAAAATTCACTCAGTCATGTCTGGTACAAAGAAATCAGCGATTACCTGATTCGTGCCGGTCGTCCGTTCTGTACAGAGGCATGGGTAAAAAGAAGTCTGAAGGCGACATACCTCGGATTTGAAACCACGGAGTACACCGATGTTATCACCGGCGAAAAAACGCAGCGTGAGACGCTCAGGCGCACTTCAAAACTGGATAAGGGGGATATGCATTACTTTCTTCAGCAAATCGAATCATGGGCTGCACAGTTCGGTTTAATACTGACTACGCCGGAGGGTTCGGAGTACATGAAACTCAAAAGGGAGCAGGACGCATGAAAAGAACCTATATCAAAACCGCCGAGCAGAAACAGGATGTATGCCTGCGGATAGTCCGGAATCTTCGCCAGCTGGACAGTTTCACGGTGAAGACGGTTTCACTGGCCGCTGAGTTAAAAATCATGATGGCGACCACGTTTCTCAACATGATGAAAGATATCGGCAGTGTCCACGTCAGCCACAAACACGGTAAGCAGGCTTATTACGTTTTTGATGATTATGCCGTATCAAAAATTAAGGCTCACTTCAGCAGTTTCCCCGATAAAAAACGCATGGGTGCGAAGGTGAAAGCGCCGGTATCTGAGCAGGAGGTGCGCTGTGGAATGCCAACTGTGCAGTAAAGAACTGGCCGACGATGAAACATGGCTGTGCGACCAGTGCGTCAGTGAATGTCCACATCTGGAAGTAGTCGGGAAGATAAAAGGAGATGGTGATGATCAAACGCATTCTGGGATATCTGAGTAATCCGTTCATTCTGGGTTGGGTGATATTTGTTACCGGACTCGGCATCTATGAATACTGGTGGTGA